ATCCATATAGACAAGGTTCATGCTTCCAATGGTAGTCTTGTCTACCCATAACCATAGATGACTTCTTCCAAATCAAACATTGGCGTACTTTCCATCCTGCATCATGTGCCGCGCCCCTAAAGTTATAACCCTCACTATCGGCGTGCCAAATGTAGAACACTGCGCCAGGCTTCATTACCAAATCTGCGGTTACATAAGCATCGCGTAGGAACTGGCGAAACTGGTCATCGCCCATGCTGTCGTTTTGTATTTTTAGAGCGTCTTTTGTTTTGCCTTCATAGGCAACATTGTAAGGAGGGTCTGTCAGCCACATATCTACTAATTGGCCATCGCATAGTTTTTCCATGTCCGTCAGACTGCAGGAGTCTCCACACATCAGTCGGTGCTTGCCAAGTAGATAAATGTCACCCAGTTTGGTTGTTGGCTCTTCTGGTGTTGCTGGAACTGCATCTTCATCGGTCAGCCCTTCCACCACCTCTGGCTCTAGCAAGGCGGCTATCTCTTTTGGGTCAAATCCTAATATATCCAATGCAAACCCGTCTGCCAATAGGTCGTTTAACTCTATGGTCAGCATCTCGTTATCCCACCCAGCATTGAGTGCCAAACGATTGTCGGCAATGATGTAAGCCTTTTTTTGGGTTTCTGTTAGGTCTTTTAGTTCTATGGTGGGAACTTCTTTATGCCCTAATTTACGGGCGGCCATGAGCCTGCCATGCCCTGCAATAATGCCGTTATCCCCGTCTACCAGTATTGGGTTAGTCCAGCCAAATTCCTTAATGCTTGCCGCTATCTGTGCCACTTGCTCGTCAGAGTGTGTGCGGCTGTTGTTTACATAAGGGATTAGTTCTGTGACTTTCTTTTGGGTAATTTTCACTTCTTTGCGGTCTTAGCCGACTCCTTAAATGCTTTGGCAGTAGGCGCACCCTTTGAGCCTGGCGTTCTCATCTTTTCCACGGGTTTGCCTTCAGCCTTTTGGCGCTCGATGCGTTCTTGCTTCTTGTGAATATTTGAATAAAGTCCAGTTTTCATTAGCAGTTCCAGTTCTTTAGTGATGCTTTAGCCCGTTCCGCTGGCCCTTTAGCGTTTGCAACCACTCCAGACATTCGAGCACAAAATGACGCTTTACGCCCTTCGTCTTTCTTTGTTTTTGGATTTGGGGCTGGTGGTTTCAAATTGGCGTTGTTCTTAGCATTGTATTCAGCACGACCTTTAGCGGTCATACCAGCGCCCTTGTCTGTCGGGTTGTAGGTCTTGCCCTTACCCGTTGTCTTATGCGCTATCGGCTTGTCGTGTTTCGTCATCAGATTTCTCCAGTTCAGTTAGTGTCCATTGGCATTGCTGTAAAGCGCCATTGATTTGCTGTAACTCTTGTTCTAACTGCTTGCCTCTGGCAATTAGGTCTTGGATTCTCAAGTTAATTAGTTCTTTGTTCATGCTTCCTCCATTACTGCGGCAATATCTTGCCATGACATTTTTAAGTGACGCTCACCATCTAAGTTTAATTCCTCAAACTTTAAATATTCGTCTTTGTATTCTTTTGCCAATGTGCCAAACAGCACGCGGTCACCAATGTTTACGCCTTGAAGTAGCGCATCTTCACCAGCGGCTATGACTCTGCCGATAGAGTCGGCTTCTTGCATTTGAGATAAGTCAATGTTTGACTTTAAACGAGGTTCTGGCTTGACGATGATTTTGTCGCGCAATGGTTTAATTTCCATCTGCCACCTCCGCTTTAACTTTTGGCGGTCTACCCATGCGTTTAGCGCGTAAAAAGTCCCCCGCAGGGGAAAGTTCGGCAACTGCTTTGACCGAAAACTCGCCACAAGTTTCTTGTGGGCTTCTGTTTTGGTAGGTTGGATATCTGCGGCACAAACCCAAAATTGAATTAGTGTCGCAGTAATGCCGACAGTCCCTACAATGTTCACCAGCCATATCAACCTTTCTTGATTTGGTTAGAAGCCCCATTAGTCCCGACTGACTATTGGGGTTTCGCTTTAACGATAGTGTGAGCGGTCGTGTGAATAGCAAACACCACCAGTTTTGCCAGTATTAAACTGAGCATCTTTGCCCTTTGCGTCTTCTTTACCCATAGCTACACCACCAACAATTTTACCCATGCGTTCACCAGACATATCGCTAGATGATGCGCCTTTGGGCGGTGTTGCACCAGTGGTGCTTTTCATGCCTTTGTTTGAATCCATTTTTCCCATGATTGTTTCCTTGCAAGGTTAATCGACATTGTACAATGCCTCAAACATTATAGGAGTTTTTTCTATGCCTACAAACTTTAAGCTAACCCGCGAAAAAGCTGTCCACGACACACCCAAACATTATGTTGTTGAGCGTGAATTTAAAGCTGAACAGCGCAAAGTTGATGCTATTGCTAAAGAACTTAAATCACATAAAAGCACTAGCATGGATAAAGCACACCCTAAAAGGTAGTTGGTAACGCGCTCACATAAAGCAGTGGGTTCCTCAGTAAGTTGCAAAACAAAAAACCATGCGGCGCTAACCCGCATTACGCACTACCAACACGGCTGGGGATTGATTTCTCTTTATGTTCCACGGACGTCTCGTGTACGTCAATCCCCAAGCGTGTTAGTGTTGAAATTCGATTCGGTCGTTTTATATACAAATGTATATGTGTATAGGAAAGCCAGAAAAATATACACTTCAACATCCTCGATTGCTGGCTTAACATTTCAACGCCCCTATTTTATCCATAAACCTCGCTTTTTTAGTTCAATTAGGGTTTTCATATATGCGTTTTCCCACATGGTCTGTCTTTCTTCTTTTGATAAACACATTCCTTGGTCTAATTGGGCGTGGCATGGGTAGCACAAAGCCGCAGTGTATTCGTCAGAAGCCTTGATGCCCCGACCCTTGCCGTGTTTAGCCCAGTTGCTATGAGCCGCCTGCGTCTGACCCTCCATGCCGCAATGTTGGCAAGGCAAGTCAGCCACATTTTGTAGGTGCTTTTTGCTTCTGTAATAGTTAAATTTAGGAATCATCTGCCCAGTTGTACCATTGGTTCATAAAGTCTTTTAAATCTTCTGCCGATTCGCCTTGCAGTTCGCACTTATCGTTTTTGATTTGCCAGAACTTTGTTACTACCATGTCCTTATCCGTATCGCCTTGGACTATTAAAACCACAAAGTTTTCTTGTTTTGCTAGGCTTTTTAATAGGATTTCTTGACCTTTGCTTAGTTTTTCGTTTTGTCGCTTCCACTCACCTACTAACAATTTACCCTTGCGCTCAAAAATCATGTCTAAATTGCTAGGCGTTGCGTTTGGGTTGTTTTTAAAAACCCCCTTAAATCTAAAAAAATCTAGGTGTGTGGCATAAGGGTTATGCATTAGCTTCATATATCACCCCGTTTTCTGCACCCCAAGCGTGTAGCCATTCCACAAACTCTGAGGCTTGCTCTTTTGTAAATTTTCTTGTTTGTTGCCCAAGTTGGACAATTCCATCGCCAGACAAATTAGGAATAATTGCACCTGTTTTTATGCCGCTGTCCCTGCAAAACTGGTCAACTAATAAACGTTTCCAAGATTCTGCATCCCATTTCGAGCCTAAGTGCTGTGCCTGCTTAGATATTTCATTAATCATGGCGTGGTATTTTTCCTCTTGTTCACGGCTTTTATCTGCATCTTTAATTTCCATGCTAAGTTGCTTGCCAGCCTGTAACGCTTGAATGACTTTAGGCCATAACCCCGTCATCAATGCTTTAGCCTGACTTTCGTTCAATAGTTGAAACTTCATCGCTCTTGCACCATTACATTTGCACCAGCAATTTCGTGATAGACCTTTGTGATTCGCGCTTCTACGATTTGGCTGTCATCAACATAAACAATTCCATTCATTGCGTCTGTAATGCTTTTATAAACGTTATCAATGTCTATGCGTTTGGGAAACTCCAAACCCGATAAACAGGCTTCCTTGCGTTTTTTAGAATATGAGGCGGGTACTGCATACCGAAGGTATAAAAAGACTGTTATAGCCCCTTTTAATGGCTCTGATGAGCCTATTGCTTGTCTGGCTTTCATTGCTACATGGGTTTCGTAGTCGATTGTCTTGGCATCGGTGTAAGTTTGGACAAACTGACCCCTACGGGCAAAGCGTGGTCTGCTCTTGGGCACAGGATTTCCATCAACTGTGAATGTCACTATTAGCATCACGCAGTTCTTTCAATCGTTGGACAATTAAGGTATGCAGAATAGGAAAATCTGACTTTAGGGCTTTGGTCATGTATCTGGCGTGGTCGATAGTTGTTGGGTTCATTGCCATCAGCGAATAGTGATTTGCCAGATGCTCCACAAAGGTCACCTGTCCGTTGTAGGGCTTGAGTTGCGATAGCCAAGGACACGGGGTAGCCTTCTCTGATTCGGTCGAGGTGGGCATGGGCTTCAGTTTTGTTCACTTAGGATTCTCCATGCGGTTGCGGCACACAATGGGACTTGTCCATTTCCAATGGCTTTAAGTCTGTCCATCCTAGCGGCCACCCCATCAGCCACTCTACCCACGTTGGGTTCAATTGCCCACTGGTTGGATGTACCGATTGACTTAACATAATCTGCTTGCCTTTCGCAATCCTTCGTTGAATTGATGGGTTGCTCATGTTGCCCCTGTCCCTGTTGTCCGAGGCTTGTGGAGTTGGAAATTTCGCCGCATACGATTGAAGCGTTCTCCCTGACTGAGATTTGGCTTTCGGGTCGTAATCCTTGGTGGGGCCTCTCTGACTTGCATCTGGTGTCGGTAAAAGTTTCTTCTTCAAGGCTTTGCGGCTGTTGCTTCCCCCATCCAAACCCGTTGTGCATGGAGTGTGAAATTTGTCTATTCCGTTTGGCGAAAATCCATATTCTGTCCCTCTGATGGTTTGCTCCAATGTTCGCCGCTCCCAGCACTCCCCATCTCGCATCAAACCCCATTGCGGCCAAGTCTCCGAGAACTCTTCCAAGTCCCCTAGAAGTGAGCATTGGTGAGTTTTCCACAAAGACGAATCTTGGTCGTACTTCGTGAATGATGCGTGCCATTTCTCCCCACATTCCGCTTCGCTCTCCATCAATTCCTGCGCCTTTTCCAGCGGCTGAAATGTCTTGGCATGGAAACCCACCAGATACAACGTCAACAATTCCTCGCCATGGGTGTCCGTCAAAGGTTTGTACGTCATCCCAAATCGGGAAAGGCGGGAGAAGTCCGTCATTTTGCCTGGCGCACAGTACGCTTGCGGGATACGCTTCCCACTCGACTGCACAGACTGTTCGCCATCCAAGGAGATGTCCCCCAAGTATTCCTCCACCTGCTCCTGCAAAGAGAGCGAGTTCATTAAGGCTTTGCTGATTAACCATGACATTCCAAATATCCTATTAAATTTTTGAATAACTCTTTGTTGTCAATGCAAAGACCTAAAACTGTATTACACCTATTGCAAAGAATTCCTCTTACATTTCCTGTTGCATGGCAATGGTCAACATGAGGAGTGTTTTGTTTATCAGTCCACTCCAATGGTTTTTTACAAGTTGCACAAGATTGATTTTGTGCCTCAAATTGCTTATCAAACCAATCAAAAGCGACACCATATTTCCTAACAATTTCCTGTTTATGATTTTTGCTTCTGTTCGTTTTGCGATAGGCAGCCACACGACCAGGATTAGCTAAACGCCATGCTTTAGCTTTTGCTCTCATGTACTCTGAAGATTTGTATTGCTTGGTCATACCAGCGCCTGCGAAAAGAGCCAACTCATTCATTTTCCCCTCAACTTTGTTATGTAATCTCTGAAAAATGCAGGCATAGGGGCGACATTCCTTGAATCTTCCTCAATTTTTAACAAAGCAGGGTCTCTAAAATTAACATTGACATTGACTGTCATATCAGGCACTTCAGCCCCATCCCAGCGCATTTGATTGATGTATACCAAAGGAGCGGGAATAAACGCCCCAGCGCCTTTTTTCCATTGGTCGGTGGTTTTCATCCATTCAACGTGTTTTATTATTTGGTCAGCTTGTAAGTCTAGTTTTAACTTATCCCATTTGGCTCTACATTGGGCTTTGCCGCCCTTTCTTACATTACTAGGCCATGTCTTCCAGAAGTCTTCAAACATCTTCTACTCTCCTTAGATTTGCTTTTTGGTGAATGTTGGAGCAAAGCACAGCCTTACCGTGGTCATAACCAAAGTTCGCTCTGTGCCGTGACTTGCTTTTCGGAGCCATCTCTTGCCCAACCATCGACGTACCGCATTGGGCAGTCCAAAAGCAAAAACCCCGCAAGATGCTCTGTGGTCTTGGCTCTTGGCGAGAGCAACAACTAGACGATTGAGGTCAATCAAAAGACTCGTCATGCTGTACGACAAGACCACACAGAAACCTGCGGGGTTTATATTGACCTCAACGTCCAGATGCCACTCTAGACGGGTTGAATTATACACTACTTTTCCTTTTATGCAAACCAACTAGGTTTTAACACCATGAGTTGCCAAATTCTTTGCTGTGGCACTTTTTTCCATTGAGCCACGGCTGGTTGTTTTATTCCTAATAGTTCGGCAAGCGCACGTTGTGAGCCTGCTAATGCTATAAACTTTTGTTTGTCCATAAGTCAAATTATACTTGAGTTGCTAAAAACAAACAGTACGGGTTTGTCCTTATAAAATAATTGTTGCATAGTCAATAAGTTGGCTTATACTTCTATCCATGCCCTAGCAATTTAGCAAATGGGTCTTTTAGGAGGTCTTATGACCGATTTCACTTTCTCTCCCACAGACTTCAACGCTACCGAAATCTTGGTAGTCGCTAACACACCAGAAGCCAAGGAATACTTGGCAGAGCGCTATGGCGTTGGTTGTGTCTCCCTTTCAATTCGTAAGTCTGGTGCGCCAGACCTTGCCGACTCCTTTGAATTCCAAGGCTTGTCCTACTGTTAATAAACGGGGCGCAAGCCTCTATAAGGAAACACAATGATTAAAGATTACGCAGACGAACACACAGACTTTGACCGCATGACTTGCACATGCGATTTCACAACAGTCGATTGCTTCTTTGACCCCTACACCGACAACCTTCATTTTGCCTACATAGGCGGGCAGTTAGTTACCGAAATGTTGCGTGACTCGGTTATCCAAAACTTTGAGCGTCAATACACCAAGGCTTGCCAACAAGAAGCAGAGGATTCTGCCCTGGACTTGGCTATCTCTAATTACGAACTAAAAAAAGGTTACGCATGAAACACAGCAATTACACAGAACACGGCATTGAAGGCCCGTTTACCCCACCCCCCACACTTGTTGACAAAGTATTGTTCTGGCTCTCTGGCTTTGTAGCAGGTTTAGTCTTTACCCTTTTAATCACAGGAAACTAAATGAAAGTTTATCAAGCAATTAACGCGGTACAGGCTGAATTAGCCCGTACAGGCATCTCAAAAACTCAAACCAATACCCAAGGCGCAGGCTACAAGTTTAGGGGCATTGACAATGTGTTTAATGCCATTTCACCCGTATTGGCATCTCATGGGCTTTGCATCCTTCCAAGAATGTTGACCAGAACTTGTGTTGAACGACTTTCCAACAAAGGCGGCAACCTTTTTTATGTAACAGTAGAAGCAGAGTTTGACTTTGTATCCGCTGAAGATGGCTCTAAACACACAGTTAAAACTTTTGGCGAAGCAATGGACTCTGGCGATAAGGCTACCAATAAGGCTATGTCAGCCGCTTATAAATATGCCGCCTTGCAAGCCTTTGCTATTCCAACAGAAGGAGATAACGACACCGAAAACCAAACACATGAGGTGTTACCCATAGAAAAAGTACCTTTAGCCCCACATCGTTTGGAAGGTGCTATTAAGCAAATAAAGGCTGGAAACTACACCATTGAAACTTTGCGTGGAACTTTTATATTGACCCCAGAACAAGATATTGAACTTATAAAGGCGTTATCCAATGCTTAAATTCCGCCCACACATGATTGGTGAAATTATGACCGACCCCAAAGGAAAAGACGAAGTTCTGTCCGTAGGGGCTAAGACCACCATCACCAAAATGGCTAAAGAGTTTGTTTACGGCTTTGACGAAAAGATAACCAACAAATACATGACTAAAGGGCTTGAGATGGAAGACAAGTCTATTGAGTTGCTCAATTCGGTTTTGTTTACGTCTTACAAGAAAAACGAAGAAACCCTTGAAAACGATTGGCTTAGAGGCACTCCAGACTTGATTTGCAAGGACAGCGTTATAGACATTAAAACATCTTGGTCTTTAGCTACCTTCCCTTGTCTGTCTGAATTGGGCAAAGATAAGGGCTATGAATGGCAGGGCAGGGCATACATGATGTTGACCAATCTTGATAAGTTTGAAATCTGCTATTGCCTAGTAAGCACTCCAGAAAACCTAATCGGGTATGAAGATAAAACGTTGCATCTGGTTGACCACATTAACCCCGAACTAAGGATTACCCGCGTTTTATATGAGCGCGACAAGACTTTAGAAAACAAAATCAAACTCAAAGTAGAGGCCGCGAGAGAGTACTACCAAGAGGTTATCAACCAAATCTCCGCAGAACACATTTTTTGAAAGAACCTATGAAATACGATATTAAATTCCCTGCCCGTAAATACAAAGACAAAGGCGTAGAAAAAACCTTTTGGACAACACATGGCAATTTGTGGGTAGATGACAAAACAAATAAGATGACCATACAACTTGATTCAATTCCAGTTGGCCAGGAGTTTACGGGCAAGTTGTGGATATTTGAGCAAAACACTAATGCACCTAAGAACCAGTTTGGCGGTGGTGCAAGCCGTGTAGATGACGATATTCAATTCTGATGACACCGATTAGCGACTTTGCCATTTTGATGGCGCAAATAGCCCTAGCGGTATTTATCTACTATGTTTGGGAACACTATGCATAACACACCAGAAGATGATGAATTTAATCGTATAGAGATGGAGTCTTGCATTAGGCAAGAGCACATCAAAAGCATAAAACACAAAGCGCCTTTTATGTCTTTCTCAATAGACGACTATTTAAAACTGTCTGAAGAACTAGCCCTTGCCCGTGTGCTAATACGCGAGTTGAATGAAAGACTATCTAAATTGGAGAACAAATGAAAGATATACCAGCATTTTCAAGACCTGCATCTGAAGCCCATCAACATGGGATGCACGCACCACAAGAAGGCATGACATTGCGTGATTACTTTGCGGCAAAGGCTATGCAAGGACAGTTATCAATATTTGAAAATGTTACTGCTCTTGCACGTGAGCAAATAAAACTTGAAGATGTTTGTATAGCCTCTTATGAAGTAGCAGACGCAATGCTGAAAGCGAGGGAACAATGACACAAGATGAAATCAATCAACTGGTTGAACAAGCTGGTTTTCATGGGGTGCTTTCCATTGGTGTGGTTATGGATTCAAAACAACTTGAAACCTTCACCAAACTGGTAGAACTGCGCTACCAAAAGAAAATAGCAGACCTTGAGAACATTATTTGCCAGCGTCATTGGGATGTGTTGCAAGAGCGTGAGGCGTGTGCAAAGATTATTTATGACTCTTATGAAACAACAACAGAGGGTGAAGGCATACCCGAAGATTGGCTTTTAACTTTAGCAGAACTAATCGAAGCAAGGGGACAAGCATGACACCTTTAATTCGTGAAACCATAAAAATGGCTTTTGATGGTGGCATAGACCCTACCGAACTTCAATGGTTTGATTTGTCTGGTTATGTTGACGATAGAAGCCATGCTGTAACTGAACCACTGATGAAGTACCGCCCACCGTTTGAAAAAAACATTGTGGTTTGGCGTGGCAAAACAAAAAGCCATGTTTCTTACGACATTATTATTATGGTTGTTGGCACTAACCCCGAAGAGGGCATTACTATTTCAACATGGAAAGGGGTAACAGGGCAGAAGCCTATCAGATTTCCGCTAATGGTTTATTTGATTGAAGGAGATATGTTGCGGTATGGCCCAGTAAATGACAGCGAAAAAATATCCAAAGAGATGGCAGAAACCTTGCTTGGGTTTTGTGGCAATTGGCTTGAGTCTTTGTCTCAATCAGTGCAATCACATAAGCCAGCAATCAAAACAACTTTTACCAATCAACGCAAAATTAAAGAAGGCAAGATGCCTGTTTACGATTGGACTACGGTGGTTGTTGAATCCTCTAAACCTAAAAATGAACATCAAGGTGGCACACACGCAAGCCCAAGGCAACATGACCGTAGAGGGCATTTACGAAGGCTAACAACAGGCAAGACTTGTTGGGTTAAAGCGCACAAAGTTGGCGACATAACCAAAGGTTACGTGTTTCACGATTATGTTATTAACGACATCAGAGCAAGGGGACAAGCATGATTGAAGCAATGAAACAGGCGCTTGAGGCGTTGACCGCTATTGACGGGGCTATGCCTTTTCCTGTCGGTAAAAGTGCCATCAAAGCCCTAGAAGAAGCACTAGCCAAGCAAGAGCAGGGTGAGCCTGTAACATGGCGTAACGCGGCTATCCGTGTGGGTGAAGACCTTTGTTCAGTTGGTCCATTTGGTTATTACGACATGACAGCAGAGCAATGGCTTGATTGGGCGTTAAGCGTTGTAACTGTTCATTTGCCACCACAACAACGCACATGGGTAGACCTGACGGATGAGGATGAAATCCCTTGGGATGGTGTTGATGCCAAGTCTTTTGCCAAAGCCATAGAAGCCAAACTCAAGGAGAAGAACAGCTACGCCGAGGAGAAGAATACATGACAGACGAACAACGACTGCAAATGATTACTGAGCAACTGCTTATCGTGCGTGACAACTTGTTTCGTGGCTTGAGTAAATCAATGCAGAAACTACAAGCACAAAGTATCAACGAAGTTTTAGAGTTGCCCAACTACACAAAATCACCACAGCGCACATGGGTAGGACTGACGGACGAGGAAAGATTAAAACTTTACAGAAAATTTGAAGATTTTCTTGAAAGTGATAATTGGGAATATGAAAAAGCAATTGAAGCCGAACTCAAGGAGAAGAACAATGCATGATGTATTTTTATTTATCGCAGGAATGTTAATGCCCTCAGTCTTGAGCATAGTCATAACTTATGTTGAGTGGCTACAAAAGAAAATCAAGGAGAAGAAATGCTAGAAAACATACTAACAATCATCGTAGTGCTAATCTTTGGAGCACTTATTGGCATAGGGGTAATCTTTGCCATCTTGTGGTCGCAGTTAGACCAAGACTAGGCGTAAGGTTTAGTACCAGCTTTGTCAATAATCAGGGCTTGCTTGCGGGGCTTATCGCTTTTGCTGTTTGGTATAGAAATATGTGTCCAGCGGTCAAACTCTCTGATTACTTGGTCATACCCTATACCCGATGCAATGATAGCCTTCACGACCTCATCAGGGGTCATGCTGGGTACACGAATATCAGCCGCGCACCCTACCCTATGCTGAGAGGTGTCTTTTGAACCTACTGCATCATTAACTAACTTAGAACGAAACGCGCTGTTTACCATAATCGGCTTACCGCCCAGCACTTCTTTTACTTGCTCAAGAAAGTCTGCCAAGCGCGTCAGGTTAGCTAACTCTGCGTCATTTGGGCTATTGTCCCAGCCGTTGCGCTCTGCTGTCTCGCTGGCAGTTAATTCTTCTAAGGTGAAATGTGACGTTAAATTCATTTTTTAACCATGCCTTTCATGTCTTCTGTTTTGTCTTTACTGCCTTGGCTAGAGCCAAAGTAAAACGATAGCACTTGACCCGCCGCGCTAGTAATAAACCCTAGTGCAAAAATAACTAATTGTTGTTGGTCATTTGGTGTATCTACAAACATCAACACACCTATTAAAACAAACGCTAGACCTACTACGCCCAAGGCTAAAACAGGCACCACTACTTTTTCTAATTTAGTAGCGTTTTCAGAAGTTGCAACAGTAGCGTAAGCCTTACGCGCAGAGTCTCTATCTTGAGCATCCAACTTAGCGTACTCTAATTCTAATTCTTGTAGTTTTTGAGCCGCTTGTGGGTCACCAGCAATAGCTTTCGCAACAGCATCAACGGAATCAGAAACGCCAAACTTATTAGCCAAAGCGGTAATAGCAACCCCACCCAGAGGGCCAGCGACAGCAGTTGCCAATGTGGGTGCGACACTTTTGAGAATATTGAATAGTTCATTCATTTACTTTCCTTTAGTTCCTGTTTAAGTTTGCGAAGTTCTTTAATTTCTTTTTTTAGTTGTGCTTTCATATATAGGGTTTCTATGTAGGCAATGCTTGTTGTGGCAACAATTATGCACAGAGCCAAAACGCTTAAAACCCATGCGATAAGTTTTGAAGTTGCCACATTAACCATCCAAAAACAACAAACACAAACATTATCGCAACTACCCCACTAACAAGTTCAATAAACCTTATTTCCTCTTGCTCTTGCTTCCATCGCTGTTGTCTTAACTTTCTAACTTCTTCGGCTCTAGCCCACTCTTGTTCTTGCTGAATTCTTGCATACATCTTCAGAAACCTTGTGTATATTGCCTTCAGTTCTGGTGGTGCATATACAGTCATTTGCTCACGAATCTGGGAATCTAACATTTCCATTTGTAACTCGACTAGGCTTCGCTCTATTGCTTTTTTAGAGGTGTTCTGGGTTGGGTCGTAGTGCTCTTTAGACTCTGCTTCTAGCGAGGCGTAATAGTTCTTTAATTGGGCTTGTATGTCAAAGAAGTTCCCAAGTTGCACGCCAACATTGTTGATAATTTCAAGTTGGATGGTTTCGTAGGAATTATCTCTTTTAGGGGCTTTCGCTTTCGCCACAGGCTCGGTAGGTTTTGCAGACTTAAACAGCCCAATAAACCACTCCCACAGCCCCTTAATTGCTTTAAGGTCGGCTTGTACGCCTTGGATAGTTGACTTAGCACCCTCCAGTTGTAGCCTACCAGCGTGAAGCATTGAGCAACCTTGACGAATTGCACTACAAGCAGATTGAGCCAAAAGTAACAATGAAAGAGGGTCAATGTCACACCCCGAAAAACTTGTGAATAAAAGTTGCCGCTACATTTGGACCAAGCAAAACGCAAGCCATTACCGCATATAAAAGATATTCAATCTTAGTCATGCGCTTTTCGCCAGTTGCTAATGATTCTTCGATATTCTTGTATCGTTCAGCACAAATGGCTTCGTGAACCGCAATGCGTGTTTCAATGTCTTGCATATTAAGACTTTTGAATAAACGCCAAAGCGTAATAAGGATTAAGGATTGAGAATGGAGTACTAGAACCAGTAGAACTGTTGGCCACACTAATGCCAGTTGTTGCCGATGGAATCACGATTGCTGTGCCACCAACACAAGTTGTTGCACCACTTCCAGGAGAGGGCTGGGGGCCACCACCACCATAAAAACCACCAGAACCATGTATATGACCAGGGTCTGTTACTGTTGCAGTATGCGTGTGCGCTGGTAAATTGTTAGTGGTAAGCGTTATAGATGAAATACCGCCCGTTCCGTTTACCGCATAAGCAGAGCCAGCACCAATAACAAATCTGTCTGTTAAGTTAGGTGTGCCGTTAGAACCATCACACAAATACCAGCCACTAGGAATAGAACCGATAGAGCCAGACCACATGGAGATTAAACCCGCAGGAATAGTAGCGCCCGTAGTTGCTTGAACACCAATAATTCCATATAAATTATCGTATGTTTGTATCAGTACTTCATCGGCTGTTTTTAAAATGAATTTGTAGTTAAAGCCGTAGGTCAGCCATATCTCATCGGCTGGTCTGCCATCAGTACCCAATATGATTGGGTTTGCGTTAGCCACTGTACCCGTGTTATCGGTATAGGTCGCTAGGGGCGTAGATGAACCCGCTTGATATGTGTATATCTTGCCACCAGCAAGAGGGATACCAGTAATGGTAAAAAACTGAAAGCCGTTACCGATGGGGGAGAGATTGACTGCCATGTTTATTCCTTACCTATGTCTTTAATTCTTACGCCTGAGCCTGGTCTTAGCGATTCTGATACTGCTTTTTTGGATTGTTGTTCTGCCAAAACTTGACGCGCTGGCTCTACAATTCTGCCCACAATAGGTATTTGCTCTGCTAATTTTTTGCCATATTTAGCCGCTAATGCCAATGCCGTATTAGGTTCATTTACAAATGCACCAGTTGGTCTAGCCTCAATAAGTTGTCCGGTTTTAGCAATCTTACGCAACATTTGAGCATCTTCGCCAAACAAAACATCTAATTTTTTGTTTACATCTAGATTTTCTATTGCTTTAGCAAAATTAGCAGGCTTAAAGTTACCACTTGTATCAGTAGCATCTCTAATAATTACATCTAAAGCGCCAGCCCTTAAATTCTGTTTAGCGGTTGGGTCATCAAACAATTCCATTGTTTTGGCAAAGTCTTTGTTCTTAGACCGCAATACAGCGCTTTGAATAAAGTCTTTGGTATCTGTTTTGCCGTTAACCAAGTCTGCATAAACTTTGTTGTAGTTAGGACTATCACTGTTAAGAAGGTCAAACTCTGATTTAGCAATTGCTCTAGCCTTGTCAGCAAGCGCTTTGGCTTGTACTGTTTCACCAATTAACGGCAACTTCTCTAGTTCACCACGAACCAAAGTCAACGCATGAACAGCATTGCCGTCCTCTGCCTTTTGCGCTTTACGAGTTTCTCTAGCAATTTGAGTGCGTAGATTTTCGTATTGGGCAAAGTTCATTGGTTTGCCACCAGAATAGGTGTCAATCTTTGACTTAATAATAGATGGTAGAAATTCTATATCTTCTTTTTCAGATAATGCTTTAAGTGCATTTTGACCAAATGTTTTACTATCAACTTCAATTTTTCCAGCGCCAAAGTCATCTAATGTTTTGTATGCTTCTCCAACAGCACTTTCGTTTTGTTTAATCTTGTTTCCAATAAATTCCATTGCGCTTTCAGCATTAGCAACATAATTTGGCGCAAAAACATCTGGTGCAGTTGTTTCTTTTACTTTTGCTACTTTTTCTTGCAATGCTTTGTTTTGTTTATTTAATGCCTCTGTTAGCCGTGTGTCCTCTGCTCTTGTATTGCGTTCAAATGAAATCAAATTAGGGTCTTGTGTTGCTTGACCTTTTGTTAATTGAACTCCAACGCTATCAGCGTCAACATAACGCTCTAACACTTGCGGGTCAATGTTTGCAGGATTTTCTTTAGCAAGTTGTGCTTTTAAATCTGGATTTTTAATTTCTGCCAAAGCCGCATCTAGCGTTGCTTTCTTTGTGGTTGCGGCAGAGCCAGCCGATTGCATACCGCCAACAGTCTCAACACGCACAGATGGCATTTGTGCTTTGGCTTTTTCTGCCATGGCTTCTTCAAGAGAAAACGCTTTTTTGCCAGCAGTTTCTAAAGCACCGCCAACTTTAGGCGCTACTCTTGCACCACCATATAGCCCCAAAGAAGTCATCATGTTGTTTACATCTTCAACGGGTAATCCAGTGTTCTTAGAAATCCATTCAGCGCCTTTAGATGCGTTTTCACCAACAAACCCAATTAATTTAGATAACGCTTCGCCTTTGTAGCCAGCAGTTTCAGTAACGCCAAAAGCCTTACCAAATGGTTGAGCAACAGCAGAAGATATGGTTTGACCAATTTGTTCTGCTTTTTGTGGTGTTGTAAATGGTCTTGTTACGGCTTGTGCAACATAGCCAGCCATAGGTAAAACACCGCCAATAGTTACATCGCCTAGTGCGGCTATTCCTTGTCCAACTTGCGCCAAAGTGCTACCCTGCTTTGGTGCTGGTGTTTGTGGTGCTTGTTGTACTGGCTGTGCTGGCGCTTGAGTGCTACCAAGTATTAACTGCCCTAACTCATCTGGCTTTTCCTCATCTGGTTGCAGTTGAGGATTTTTGCCAAAGTTCTTACTTTTTGTAGGCGCAATAATGCTAGGCGCACTACTGATTTTTTCTTTTTGTTTGGGTCTTTCGCCAAGAATTAAAGCGCCAAGTTCATCCATCAGAGTTCCCCTGTGGCGGTTAATTTCTTAATATTATTGTATTTTTTAAAGAATTCTTCGCGTTTTTTAGGATTGTCACCCAACAATTTATCAATTTCTGTTTTTGCTATGGCAGGGTCTTTGACATTTTCAAATATGCTCATAGCCTCAAACACCTTAGAGTCTGCATTGCTAGACCACATACGTTTAAAAGCATTTAAATTGCTATCCCCATATTTTTGTGCAAACTTAGATGCGCCAGTTGCTTGCATATCTAGATTAGTTAAATCAGAGTAAGTTCTTCTAGCAATGTTAACCAATACATCTGGTGGGTAAGTCTCATCACCATTAGCCATTTTGGTCAACTGTTGACCAGCAACAGTATCCATAGAGCCACCTTGGGCTTGTATGTTTGAAATCTGCACATTAGCTAAGTCTTTGCTTAATTGTTTGTATTTAGGGTCACCAGCCCATCCTTTAACAGTTCTTGTAAGAGCGCCTAAAACACCAGTAGAAAACAAATCTTCTTTGTCAATTTGTACTGCCGCTTTTATTACTTCATCTAAATTTCTGCGCGATGCAGATAAATCAGTTTGTCTTGTAGTTAATGAATTTCTATAACCAGCCCCCTTTTCTGTATCAATTGCCTCATTAGGTGCAAATGGTCGCACATCTCCAGCCCTACGAACGGGGTATTGCAATGACATTTGTGTGGGCGTAACGCCTTGTTGTGCGCCTTGGGCTGGTGGTTGTGTAACAGGCGGTGGTGTGCCTTGACTTGGTTGCGCCATTCCACCACCCAAAGGTTTTAGGATTGGTTGACCGCCAGGCGTAGTGGGTGGAGAAATCTCATACTTAGCACCATTAATTTCAACGATGTTAGGCATTGGTGTAACGCCAGATGGAGCCTCGTAACTAACTTTAGGTGTTTCACCATAGGTCGATGGCGTAGTTCTAATAACTTGACCAGCACCAGTAGTTTCAACTTTCTCTAAACCAGCGGCTCTTTGCTCGGCAGAACTCATGCCTTTTGTCATCATGTTTAACAAATACTGAGGCACAGAAGAAGGGTCTTGCATGGCTTTAGCCATTGCTGGTGCAATAACAGTATCTAAGCGTTTGTTACGAATACCACTAGCCACTCCCTCGGCTTTCATTTCGTGAATAACATCCATAACCGCGCTTGGGTTCTTTTTAATGTTTTCTGGTTTTAAGCGTGGGTCATAAGCAAAGCCACCAAGAATCTTGGCAAAAGAACTATGCTCAGTATCGTCAAGACCATAACCAGCCTTTAAAGCGTCAATTCTTGCTTTTTCTAACTCAGTTTCTGACCTAGAAACGGCAAGAGGATTCATCTTTTGCGCTTGCTCAATCTCCATTTGCGCTTTTTGCAAGGCTAAAGGATTGGCTTGTTCTGCTTGTTGATAAGCCTGTGCGCCACGGGCAATGTTTACCATGTCCCCAAGCGTCATTGCTTGTGGCGGTTTAATTCCTAGTGCTACTGGTTCTGCCATGATTATTCCTTATGCCGCATAGAAGTCTGCTACGCCTTGACCAGGCAAAACTCCCGATGTAGGCGCTACTGGCCCCATAAATTGATTAGGGTTGTAATAACCTAAACCATCAGTTGCTGGCGCTTTAGGCGCCAACAGTTGAGACAAATACCGTTGATTGCCAAATTGTTGTAAACCACCAGACAAAGCGTTAGCAGAGCCAACAATGCCACCCGCTTGAGCCGCGCCAGCATTTGCTATGTTTGCACCAATGTTGCCTGCGGCAGTTGTGCCTGCGGCAGTTGTTTGACCAAGTGAAGTCTGTCCCAATCCAGCGATTGAAGCAAGACTGTTATAGATGTTGCTACGACCAGTTTGAAAGCGATTAAACGCATTTCCAAACTCGGTTGATGCTAACCCTTGCGTATAGTCTTGAGCGCCTCTTAAAGCGTTTCCGCTTACCATTCCCCCCGCCATATTTGCCATGCGGTTAGTAGCCTCTTGACCTTGCTGGAGTCGGAATTGGTAGCCTGGGTCTATGCCTTGTGCAAAATCTTCTGGCGTATATTGCTGAGTTAAATAGGGCTTCATTGCGCCTATATCGCTCAACGCAGAATAACCAGCTTCACGATACGGCTTTTGCTGTTCGTTGGTTAGATTAAATTGCTCTTGTTGCAGTTGAGCCGCATAACGAGCCGCATCTGCTTGAGTTTTAGCCGCCTTACCAGCGGCATTAGCCCCAATTACACTACTACCAACGATTGCCGCGCCAACCCATGTCATTTATCTATCCTCCAAGGCTTGCACCTTAATTTTGTTAGACGAATCAAAAAGTGCCAATTCGTCTGGTTCTATCAATTCTTTTTCAATCTTGTCTAAATTGGTTTTACTTGTCTTGTGAAAAGTAATTCCAATAGCATCCGTTACCGCTAAAGTAACGCGCTTTGTGCCTGCTTTAGAACACAACACATCACCTTCATTTAGCGTAACCATTCCTTTGTCAGACCAAGCAATAATTTGTCCTTTAGCGCACAAAAAGAAATGGTCTTTTTTGTGAACTTTTCCAACAATTAAAGTTCCTGCCACTCTTGCAACTTTTCTACAATACATTCCACCCGAAAAGTAATGCTCAGTCTGCAATTCAGCCTGTGGCATCTTGACCATCTCACGCTGTAAATTCTCGATTTCCGCGAGAGTAGGCGTGTGATTTTTGGTTAATTCCATGCTATACATTGTAATATGGCACTTTGTAAGGCACACCATTTATTGTTATATTTATGAACCCCACGGGGTTAGCAGGCAAAGTAGCAGAACCAGCCGTAGCCGTAGCCGCTGAACTGTAATTAAGCAGATTAAGGAAAAATTGTTGCCAAGCCCTTGTGGGTCGTTTAGTTTGTCCATCCAGAAACTCAGTTTGGGGATATGGGTTTAACTGCGTGGTATTGGAAATGCCGTATGCCATTAGTTTTCTCCCGCACTTGCTTTTAAGTTAGCCGAAATAATTACAGCGTTGATAGGGTCGCTTACAACCACCTCAAACACCCTATCCCTAGCCATTCCTAGTCTGCGCCAAATAGCACGATTTTTGTATTTGCCGACCAAGCCGATAGAAGTCCAATGTTCACTCGACCATGTGGAGCCGCCATCGTTTGACCATCTCAGCATTGCTTGTGGGTTTGCGCCATCGACCGCATCATTTATAGGCACAGTTATGCCAGTTAGACCAACGCCTGGCTGGAACTGAATCTGCAACTCATCAAAATACTGCCTTTGAAAGTCAGCCACCAAATGCGGGGCGCGTCTAAGCCTGCGAATATGTTGCCCGTTATCCGTGTAATTTAACTTGTCTAATGAGTAAATTGAACCATCCTCATAATCACCGACTAGAACTAAACCTTGAAAAACTGCACAGCAATTACCCCTGTGCCTTGTATATGTTCCGCTGTTTTCTGTATATAGCCACTTGTGCCACATCCCAGATGCTAAGTCATACACCCACGTCAGTTCTAAAGTAGGAAAAGACACTACATAGCATTCGTGCCCTTCTAATTGGTAAGTCCAAGCAATAGCGTTATCAACAAACTGATTAGTCAAAGAGTTTTCAACCGCATGATTAGATATGCGCGTAGGCACATACCCTTTCATTTGCATAATTTGCGCTTGACCTCGGCTATTGCGAGAAACATAAGCAAAAGAATCACCAAAACGGGCAAGCGAAAACTTAGCCGCTATGCCGTGTTGGGTGTTAGTGCCTGGTATGCGCTGGAAAGGAAAAGGCACAGAACCCACATCAGTCCACACCTCAGAAGAAGCCTCACCCATTAGGTAGACCTCTCGGTGGTCGACAATTAGCGCTATTAAATCATCTGGCGAACCATCTTTGCTAGAAAAAGATGTAGAACCAGAAATAGGCGACAAAACACCAGAAGCACCAAACTGTTGTGATTCTGGGCGGTTGTAAACAAAGTAATTATCAACAATATCGCAAGTCTCACCGCCTGAGAAAGCGCCATCACTAGAAGGTAGTACAGTCCAATTAAGGGCGTACATGGTAATAGATGCAATTGTTTGAGAATTGTTTACTGTGTAAGTTCCAGCGCCACCAGTACCCGTACCCAAAGCAGTAATGATGGTTTGAACTGTAATGCCAGCGCCTTGGATTGTTTGACCAACAAACAAGGTGCCACTAGCAACAGACGCGACTGTTAAGGTTGTGCCAGATATGGCGGCAGTAATCACAGCGCCTGGACTTGATGTATACATCTGGCTAGAAGCGATTGTTTGCGATAGACCAAGGGTATATGTACCCACGCCGCCCGTACCCGTTCCAAGGGCTGTTATAACTGTTTCCTGTAACGCACCCACAGCAAATAAGTTTTGACCAACCGCAAGAGTTCCTGAATTAATTGCAGAAACAGTAAGAGTCGTACCAGACACAGCGCCCGTAAACACAGCCGCAGTCACAGTAGAAATACGCCATGTGTAGCGATATGTGCCGTCTACGATATAAGCGTTAATCCCGTTATCTGATATGGTGACACGACCCGTAGTAGTGTTCATTTGACCAATCATCGTAGGCGTTAAAAGGCTGTTAAACACATAAACATAAGCGCCACAAACAGCCAACATGGAAGTTCCGCCAGAAAGGGTACGCAAACCGCGCACTTCTTCTTGGTTTGGCAAAATGGCTTTAATCGTTAGGCCAGGCGTCGGGTACAGCGCCACCACCCCTCTATCACCAGCTTGCTTTAGTGGGTCAATCTCTGGAAGAAAATTTATACACTCATTCGAGTCTTGATAAACCGATGCGGCAGGATAGGAGGGGCCAACAAAGCCAAAATCAGGCATGTATTACCTCTATCATACAAAGCCGCCCGTAAGTATGAATCCCGCATCTTTACTGCGCGAGTTCATCAAAACGTCTGGATATCTAGACATTTGCAACGGACTCATATTGTTGCGCTTTATGGTCGCTTTGGCTTGGGCGGCATAGGCATTAATCATCTGTATCTGTACAGTATTTGCTTTGCCGTACATAGGCATTAAACGCTCTGCCAAACACCAGCGAAGTGCCATTGAGTAGCCCTGTGGCAAAACAACGTTGTCGTATAAAGTGCCGTATCTGCTAAATATGGTATTAGCAAACAAGTGCATTTCGCCCTGCGAGGGGTTAGGCCAAACAAACAAATTTCCCGTGTCCGAATTTGGGTTGTAATAAATAGCTTTAGGCCATGGCCCACTTAAGGTTTTTAAGCCAATCATTTCATAGCTTTGCAAAGGCAAAACAGCGACAGGGTAATCTAGCCCCCCGTTAATAATGGGCTGACCATTTGAATTAGTGTTAATACGAACAAAAGCAGAGTTAATCTGCAAAGGCTTTTCATAGTAAGCGGTTATCGTTGTCGATGCCGCTGTCTGATTAATGTTTAGCTTGTATGTACCCTGCTCGTTAACATTACCGCCAGCGCCCGTCAAAAAGCCAACAATCTTTGTGCCTGTGGTAATTCCTGTGCCACTTAGGGTTTGCCCTTGGGCAACAGCACCAGAAGCAATAGTGGTCACAGTTAAAACATCACCAGTAATTGAACCTGTGAAAGATGCGCCAATAAAATTAGCGGTCGATGCGACAGGGCCAATCGTGTACTGGGTCTGACCCGCTATGACAGGGAAAATAATCTCTGTCACATTAAAAACCATCATGTCCTCATTTGACCATTGGTCTATAAGGTCGTTCAGCATATCAAAAGCATCTATTGCCGCGTCTGCGGTAGGCGTTTCACCAGCCTCTAAAGCGCCTATGTCTTTTAATGCTCTGCTAATAGTGTCATATGGGGTCATGGTTTATCCAAGATTTACTGTAAAAACTTGGGGAACCCATGGCAATTTAACCTTGTCTTTGGCAAGATTAGCAAGTTGTTCCGCTAGGCGTGATTCTATTATATTTACGCCTTCTCGCATAGAGTCAGCCTTGACCCAAGCGATTACATCTTCCTCTTTTACCTCTAGCAAGGGCTTACGTAGAACAGGGTCACCAAAGCGCCAATATCCCTCAGTCTCTACTGTTAGGTCTATGTCTCGCGCTAGAACGCTGTACATGACTTCTGTAATTAGACCTTCATTAGCGTCTATTTCGTGTATTTTCCATTTGTAAGTAGTCATTATGAAATCCCCAATGCTTGTTTAAGTTTTGCTAACTCTGTCGGATTGGCAACAATTTGTTCCGCTAAGCTTAGTACAGGCACATCCACTACTACTAATGGAACAGGGCTGATGAACACACCGTCAATAAACTTATGTTGCGTTGTAATATCCTCGGTGCAGTCAATCCACCTTAACGCTTCATGTACTGGAAAGGTGTTGGCGCGAATTTCCGCTATGCGCCCAGATGGTTCAATAAGTGCTTTCATACGTAAAACTCCTCTACAACGACAATTCCAGCAGCGCCATTACCACCGGAAACCGCACCTTGCCCGCCAAGACTAGCGCCGCCACCGCCGCCCGCCCCATATTGAGTAGCCGCCGCCGAGATTGCGCTACTCTGCACCCCTTCAGGGCCTGCACATAAAAAAGAAGCCCCCCCACTTCCTCCTACACCCCTATTGGGACTGGCAAAAGAAAACCCAAATCCACCAGAACCGCCTGTTAGGTTAAAACTTCCGCCAGAACCAACGCCTCCTGTAGATGTAGAGCCGCCTTCGGTGTTTTGACCTGCATTTGAAATTGAGGGGCAACCTAATCCAGCACTGCCGCCCGTGGCGGAACAATGTGAGCCAAAACTAGATGTGCCGCCCGCGCTTCCGTTGCCACCGCTAGTCCCGCCGCCACCAAGCGCACCAACAGTGACTGTTTCGGTAGCACCAACTGAGGAAGCACTAATAATTTCAATAGCCGTACCGCCACCACCGCCTCCTGTGGCGGCAGAATTAAATCCACCTGCGTTTGCTGCCGCACTACCACCGCCACCACCACCGCCAACTACCGTTACTTTGATAGATTTAACACCGCTTGGTTTTGTGTAAGTACCAGAGGCGGTAAAGACTTGAATCGTTGTACCACCCGCCACAGCATTTGTAAAAGTAACAACCTGTGCCGCACTGATACTTACCGCAGTCGTTTCATTAGTTTGAATATTTAGGATGCCAGAATCGTCACCCGTGGAGATTAGCCCCCCGTTATTTGTGCTTGTGCCGTTGATAGTTGAAGCCATGTTAAGTTCCTGACGTAGATGCTAATAAATAGTAAACAGTACCATTGATATCTATGGCAATTTTATTTGTTACTGTTCCCAAAATAGAAGCGGAAACTCCAGTTGAAACCAATACATTTCCAGTAGCGGCTGGTAGCGTTAACGTAGTAGAACCAGACACCGCTAACGCTTGTAGCGTTACCGTTCCGCTTGTGTCTCCAGCAATAATTACTTGACTCATATTTTTATCCTTAAACTACGTACCAGCGTTGACCCGATGCAATAGTCACCGCCTGACCTGACGCAATTGTGATTGGGCCAACCGAAAATCCATTGTTTCCGCTTGCTATCGTGTAACTTGTGCTAACAGTCGTGCTGTTTAGCAATATGCCGTTTGATGCAACTACTGCTGGCGTTTTAAATTCGCCTTTGCTTGGGTTGTAGTTAAGTTTGGTTGAACTTACATATTCGGTGCTTACTGTGCCAGTTGTAGCATCTGCAAATAAAGGATAGCGCGTTGCGTTAGTGGTTGTATCGTCACTAATCGTTACCGCAGTTCCAGCCGTTGCCCAAGTAAACGCAGAGCCACTCCAAGTCAATGCTGTGCTTGCCGTTGTCGGTGCTACAACAAAAGAAGTCGCGCCAACACCACTTTGGAAAGGAATCTGATTAGCAGTTCCACCAGCAAGATTAGTTGCGGTTGTTGCACTTGTTGCGGTTGCCGCGTTACCACCAATCGAAAGACTAGTAGCCGTACCCGTTAGCCCAGTACCCGCGCCAGAGAATGAGGTCGATGTAAATACGCCCGTAGAAGGGTTAAATTGCAACTTGGTAGAGGATACATACTCTGTCGTTAGATTACCGCTTGTGGCGTCTGCGTAGAGCGGATAGCGCGTAGCGTTAGTAGTTGTGTCATCTGTTACTGTTGCGTAAGCAGATGGGGTTGTCCATGTAGGCGTTCCAGAACCAGCAGAGGTTAAAACTTGACCGATTGAACCAACAGTAGTAAATGCGTAAGCAGTACCGCTACCATAGGCAATGCCACCAGCAGTAGGAGTAGCCGTTCCATTTGTACCCCCACTAGCAATAGGCACTTGTCCAACAATGTGGCTTACTTCAGTAGAAATAAACTGTATGCCTACCAACAAAGCGCCAACAGAAGGGTTAACTCTTGTTATTACACCAACTTGAACAGAATAATTCGGATTATTTGGCTCGGTAGCCGTATAAGCGCCAGCAACTGTTGGCGATAGAAAAACAGCTTGACCATCTGTAAACGCAGATGTGTTAAGACCATTTACCAATCCAGAAGTTGTTACATAACCAAACCCGTTGTTTGCAATATTTGTAGTTGTAACGCCAATAATGTCAGATGTTGCAAAAGATGTTGCAATAGCCAAGGCAATAGTTGGAGTATTTCCAGTAGCACCATTTATATAAACAACAGAACCATCATTTATTTGTGAGCCTGTTTGATTTCTTACTCTAACGATTTGTTCTTGTCCGATGTTTACGGACATTTCGCTGTTATCGTTATAGTAATTCAGCGTTTTTGCTGTTGAATCATAAAAAAGCAATCCTTCCGCATAAGTTGGCGCGGTTGTAGGCGTAAATGCTTGGTAATTGCTTATTGTTGGGTTGTTTAGCGTAGGCGCAGTAGCCAGAGCCACCACAGTTCCCGTTCCTGTCGTGCTATACGAAGTACCCCATGCTGTACCCGTCGAATTAGGTATTCCAGCGCCAGGGTAAACCATTGGCGCGGTGTTTGCTATCGTTACAGCCGCAGAACCGTTGTAGCTTGTACCGCTTAGATTTGAACCGATAGTCAACGCAAATAGATTAGAGCCTAGCGATACGCCAGAAATCGTGCTGTTGGCTAACTGCGCGTTAGTAATAGTTCCACTTAGGTCTGTCGTTGGTACTGTGGCAGACGCTGTAAACGCGCTTGTACCGCTTCCTTTTACATATCCTGTTAGCGTAGTAGCACCCGTACCGCCAAAAGCCACGCCAATCGTGCTTGCGTTCCAAGTGCCTGCGGTTAGCGTTCCTACACCAGTAATTCCAGTATAAGAGCCAGAGATTCGTGCCGTATCTATCGTGCCAGAGGTAATCTGATTAGCGGCAATAGCAATACTTGTGTTAGTTACCGATGTAACTTGACCACTTGCGTTAGTTGTAAAAACTGGAACTTGCGAGGCAGAGCCATAAGTGCCAGCCGTACCTACGGGAGTGATGCTGAACTGAAAGCCAGCAAGGGTTAGCCCTGTGCCAGCCGTATAAATTGCGTTGTTTGAGAATTGAACAAAGGTAACAGCCGTAACGCCTAGAGTGCCACCAGTTTGATTAGTGTTTACCCAAGATGAGCCTGTCCACACAGTACCAGAAATGATGAATAGGTAAGCCGCAACTAATTCATCCCAAGTATTCGCGTCTAGTGAGCGAGTCCATGCACTTGCAGAAGCCAAATAGATGCCGTTATCAGCGCTTGCGGTTTGATTTCTTACTAAAATTCTTTCGCCAGCAGTTAGCGTAGAAACCCAATCGCCATTGGCCTGCACAGCAAGACCAGACAGCGTAATGTTTCCATTTGTTGTGTAATTTGCTGGTTGTTTAAACGACAAACCTTGCGTCGTAGCGTCTACATACGCTTTATTAGCAATATCAGTCGAGTTAGAGGGCGATGTAAATATCGTTCCCGTTGTCGTAGTGATATTAGTAAAAACCCCAGTAGATGGGGTAACAGCACCGATAGTCGTTGAATTTATCGTGCTGTTTGTTATGTTTAACCCAGATTGGTCTGGATTTACTGTCGCATAAAACGGTTGACCCTGACCAATAAAGGTCTGAAAAGTCCCGTCAACAGAAAAATACGCTTGAACGGGAAGTAAGTTTTGCAGAACTGAATTGGCAGGGTTAGCCATAGCACCCCTTTAACTTTGATAGACAGAGGGCGTTACATACAAGATGCCAGCGGTTGCAGAATTGCTTTTTGCTGTTAAGTAGTATGGTGCAACAGGCGTTGCAACTATTAAAGGTCTTGTCATGCCGGCAGGCAATACAAAATCTCCATTAGTGCCGTCTACGGGAAAGACGGGAGCGCCTGGGTCGGTAGTTCCCCACTTCACCGCAATAGGGCTTGCACCCGTATTGAGAAAAGCGGTGTAGTTAACTTGGTCGTTAGTAGCGTCATCAATTAAAACAGCCGTATGCGCGGTCTGCGTTACCGATAAGGCTACTGTTTGACCTGCAGTTCTTAGAACAGATGAGCCAGCCATGATTAAGCCGCGTTCGTTGCGATTGGTGCGCCTTCAACGCGGTCAACCCTGATGTAATACACACCAGCCGCAGGCGTAATTGCAGTAGCCGCGCCAGAAATGTTCTGGAACTGAATCTTCAATGTGTTGTCTGCGCTTGCGTCTATATTGGTGATTGCAACATTTGAGGTTTGATTACCCGCAAAGTGAAGCAATGAACAAATGTCAGACGCCTTTAAACCAGCGATTGGGAAGGTTTGCAAAGACTGCACAGAAGCGGTAGTCATTGCAGATGGGGTCAACGTGGGAGCCATGACAAATGATTCTTGAACATTTCCACGGGATAGGGTAGTAGATGACATAAATATTCCTTTGCAGAATGGTTTGATTGTATCGTAAAAGAAAAAAAAACCACCCCTTTTGAGAGTGGCTTTTTCCTACTTCACACCAATTACCAAGAGAGTAATGGTGATGTTGCGGTGGAACCAGTTAAGGTGCTTGGGCGTTGTACAGACACTAAGTAAGTGCCAGCCGCAGGCGTTACGCTACCAGCGGTGGGGTTTACAAAGCGAATGGTCAACTGGTCAGCCGCTGAAACATAAGCATCTAAAACGCCTACGCCTGCCGTTTGTGCGCCATTAAAAGCAACAGAAACATAGTCACCTACCGCCAAACCAATGCCTGTAGAAGCAAAGTTTTGTGCGGCACAAGTGATAGTAGCTACTGCCACAGGAGTAAGACTCAAAGAAAACACGCCACCCTTGACCACATTGGTCATTGGGGCAAAGGATTCTTGAGTGATGGTGGTTGCTGGGCCTGGATTTGCCATGATATTTATTCCTTAAAAAGAGTTAATGATTAAGCGGCAACGCGGCAAGCAAGTTCTGGGTACAAAGGTGCCCAGCCATACAACACATCTAAACGAGTCGGGATTGAGTCGTTGTTAATGGTGTATTGACGTACAACACGCATTGATAGACCGATTTCCTTGTCAGAAGCACGACCAGCAAAATGGACACCTTCTGGCAATTCAAGGTCGGCTACTGCGACTGTGAACGCATTGCGGTGCATGATGATGTTTTGTGGAGAAACAACGCCTGTGCTGTTGAACTGGGTCACAGAAGCAGAGGCAGAAGTTGTCGGAATAGACACGTTCTGGAACTGACCAGCAGTAATCACAGCAGGAGACACAACGACAGAGCCAGACGCACCAGAAGCGATAGCAACAGTTGTTTTCACAACGAAGTTACGCAACTTATTTGAGCCGTAGGCTTGGCGGTTTTGTGGGTTGACAGCAAACACGCCAGCAATAGTGAAGGTATCACCAGCGTTGAGGTTCAAAGTACCCGTGTTGGCGGCTGTAACAGTAATAGTGCTTGAAGATGCCCAACCAGAGGTCAAGAATCCAGTAGCAGTAGTAGTAGCGACAGAAGCAGTAACAGTAGTTGTGCTGTTTGAGCCAAAGGTTTGAGCAACGACGTTCTGGTCAAGTTTCCAATTCATACCACCAGAATCACGACCCATCAAACCTTTTTGGTATTGGTCGCTAATTGCTTGTTGTGGCACAAATAAGCCTTTCAAACTGTCAACGATAGTTGCAGATGTAAACGGCTCAACGATACAGCTTCTACGACCATCACGCGGTGCGCCTTCAGAGTCAAGGAAAGCGCCAGCGGTCAGATAAGTAATCAAACCAGTTGGAGGAGTACCAGCAACGCCAACAATGTTGGCGGTCTGCAAGGTAGCCATAGCCAAACCATCGCGGTCAATCTTGTTTGCGATAGCGGCAACAGCAGGTTTCAACACGCGGTCGCTAAACATATCAAGGCTTAGAGCCAAGTCTTGTGTAGTGAACTGTGTATCAACGTGGAACTGGGTAGTCAAGGCAACGGGGACAGAAGTCTCGTTAAAATCTTCTACGTTCAACGCGGGGCCAGTCGTACCGATGAAGCGGCCTGGTCTGCGGACATTGACTGTGTTACCAATCTTTGCACCGACAACAGCGAACTGGTCATCATAGTTGCGGTCAACTTCAGAGGTGAAGGTTAACTCGTTTTCCAAAACCATCAACGCTTCGTTGGTGATTTTTGATATGGTCAATAAATTATTAGCCATTACATTTCCTTAAAATAAAAAAGATTAGGTTTAGCGAATCTTTCCAGCCTTGCGAGCCTCTTTCCATGCTTGAAATGTTCCATGCCATTCGCCATTAGCGGACATAGGCACATCAGCAGGGCTAGACCCTCTCAGCGGATTAATTGGCGCTGGTGCTTTACTTCGAGTAATCGGTGGCGGAGGTGCAGTTTCCTTTACCTCAAACCTTGCCTCTAACTTTCCTATCTCTCTTAACGCTTGTTTAGGTGACAACCCTGCTATGCGCTTTGCTACATCGTCATTCTCAGCCAGATGGTAGAGGATTTGTGGCCCCACATCGCTCTCAAGAATTGCATCACGGATATCGTCATTTACGACCACATCACTAGATGCCACTATGTCATCAAAGTCTGGCATCGACGCTTTAGCCGCTTGCACCTTACTTGCCCAAGTCTCTATGACTTTCTGGCGTTCCTGTGCCTCTTTAGCCTCTGCATCTTGCCGTCTCATTTCCCCAATTCGTTTGTCAGCCGTGTATTCCGCTAAGGCTTTGGCATATTCAAACGCATCGTTGAACTGGCTTGGTTGTGGTTCTTCATCGACTTTAGGCGCTTGAGGCGCTGGCTGTCTTTCAAGTACCGCTAATCTAGCTTCTAAGGCTTCCCGCGCTGACCGCTCTTGTTGCGCTTCTTTTCGCGCTTCTTCGCGTTGCTTGGTTATCTCAGAAAAACGTCTTTCGAGTTTCGGATTCGCTTTAGGCTTTTCCTCTTGCTCTTTTTCCTCGATTTCTGGTTCACTCCGTTCCACTTCCTCTGTTGGCTCTGCTTGCACAGCCTCAACATCGGGTCGGTCGGCTAAACCTAATCTATTTGCATAAAACTCTGCCGAGTTGTCGCTTGTAATAACATTACTTGCTTCTTTGTCAGACATTACGTGTCCCTACGGATTTACCCAGTTAACCTAACTGGTAAGGTTTGATGGCAAATTTACCACTTTATTGTTGCTGTGTCAAAGGATTGCTTTGATGTGCTATATCCTCTGCCGCAATTAACATAGACCTATCCTGTTCAGCGTTGCGCTTATCAATTTCCTCTGTAAGCCTTGATGTATCCATCCTATGCAACAGCAGTTGAACAATCGCCTCAATCTCTGTTTTATTCTGGCTTGTAAGTGAGCGTGTGTTCTGGTCGTTAACCTTAACTTCTGCCAAGGTTTCGGTGTTGTGCGCTTTAGCGGTCTGGCGCATAAGTTCGCGTTTGTTTTCGTTGTCTTGTTTGACTTGCTCAATATCACCGCGTTGATGGATAAGCGTTGTCATTGCTTCCATTTGCTGTTCCATTTGCTGAATCTGTTGTTTAGCTTGCATGAGTTGCATTTGAACTTGAGGCGGTATGTCTGATTTCTCATCAATTTGCGCCAAGGGGTTCATAGCCGCCAAGCGGTCTGCGATTATGTCGGAGCCAGGGAAGTCCATATTCCTGAACACTAAATCGCCAGCAACGTTAAACAGTTCTGGCTTTGTCATTAGCGGCATCATGGCATCTACTGCCTCTTGGCGCTTGCTGTTGTAGCCTGGCCCCGTCTCCATCACCACATCGTATTGACCGATAGAAGCATCATTTAAGATTTTGCCTATGGCATCGCGTTGATTGATGTTTAGCATATTAGGCTTTCCATCTTCGCCAATGATTCGCAATATGCGCTCTGTGTCGTATATCTTGGGAATTAAGTCCAAACATATCTTGCCCACATGAGCAATAGAACGAGTTAAATTGTCGTAGTAATCAAAGTTTGTTAGGTCAACTTGCTGTTGTTGCCCGTTTAAAGCCTTGCCCGATATGTTGCCCTGTCCTAGTTGTGCAGGGTCAAAGATACCCATAATGGCTTTTATGTCGTCTGACACCATACCAGCCGCCGCCATAGTTCCCGCAGGCGGCGGCTCTGGTTGCAAGCGTACAGGAGGCGGAGCCATACGACCCTCAATGTCTGTTTGCTTGTAACGCAACAGCGGGAATGACTTGATGTTGGCCTGCGCCCAATCGTTCTCATGTCCTTCGTCTTGACCTTCTGCCATTACCCACTTGGCTTTAGGCGCTAGGGCTATGGATTCTGTAATAGAGGTTTGCCAAAAGTTATACATTCTTTGGCTGTCTTTGGCATAGCGCACCATGCCAAACTTTTTACGCTTGTCACCGATAACAACGTGGCGACCATAAACGGGCACGATTGGGATGTAACGACTAGGCCAGTCACGTTCTTCAATAATCTCTACAGCAGTAAGTTTCTTGTATTTAATGGTCTTTTTATACGATTCGCGTGTATCAATGACCGATATACCAGCCATTTGTAAGCGGTTAAAAAAGTCTTTGTCGTCAGCAAACGTACTAGAACCATCGCTTAATAGGTAGAGTTTGGCCTTTTCGCGTACTGTGTAGTAATACTCAGCAAGGCGAATATCCTCTTTAGTTATCCACTCGCTTTGAGCGTCACCCGTCCCGCGCTGGGTAAATGAAGTGCCATCGTCGTTTGATGGGTACATTGACCTAAAGACTTGTTTGCTCATCATTGTGGTGATTAAGCATTTCTCAGCGTCTGAGCCATCAGGCAAGATGCTGTTAGGGTCAAAATAAACTGTGAACGGGTTATCTACAGGGTCAATATAAATTTCTTGGTCGAACGAATCTTCGCTTATGTAGTCTGTTCTGACACGCATATAGCCCCAGCCCATCCTTACGGCATAGTCAAAGGCGTTGTCATAGGCGTGGTCTGCGTTGCTGTTGACTTCAATGTGACGAATCATGCCTTGAATGTCTTGGGCTTGAATCATCTGTTCATGCGTGTTTGTTGCGTGAACTTTTATTCTTGGGCGTTGCTGGCGTTGCTGGTTAGCTACTTGGCGGCAATATCCGTCTAGTTTATTAATGGTTAAACAAGGGCGCGAATCTAAGTTGCGGCTGTTTTGTAGTTCTACGGGCCATTGGTCGCCAGAGACAAACTTTAAATCTTCTAACGCCTCTTGACGGTTCATAGTGTCCGCGTCATTGCAGAACTTGAGGAACTCAATCGCTTCTGTAATTACTGGGTCAAAGTCATTTGCCATATCTATCCCATCCAACTGTTAGGCTGACCATAATTTTGATTCTGAACTTTACGCCTCGGCTTTGGTTCGTTAATCATCAATCCAATATATCTAAACGCATCCGCGCCATGACTGTACTGGTCGTGCAAAGGATTACGGCTAAATTGACCCGTTTCTGGGTCTACATCGTACCGATAATGTCTTAAGCATTGTAGACCATCGTAACAATTTTCTCTATCAAACCAGCAATTCCTAAATATCGTTCGTGCCGCATTTATTGAATCCGCTATTGGTGTTCTCTCAATTATCCGTGTTTTATAGCCTGCCACCCTAACAATTTCCTCGATGGATTTGCCGTTGCTGGCTAGTGTTTTGTTCTGCGCGTCATGCGGTAGCCACAGCGTGTCATACATATACCCATAGGTTTGCATCAAAGCTAGGTAATGGCTAATTGTTTTCTGGCTATCTTCGTGGTATCGGATAAGCCTTGTTTCCATGCCCACAAACTGCAGGAACCAAATGGCTGTGCTATCTGCCCACCCAAGGTCAAAGATGGCGTGTACGGGCTTTGTAGGGTCGTAGTTGACCTTTGTGATGCGCCCATCTAACTCCGCCACTTGCATCTCATTGGCAAAGATAGCGCCATCTACAGTAAGTCGGCATAAACCTTCCCATACTGTTTGGTAGGCGCTTGGGTCTCGGCTCTTTAGCGCGTCTTTCTCTAGCGCCAGCACTTCAGGAAACCAAGGGTTATCGTTCCAGTTAATCTTTTGGACTACTGCACCTTCTGGCGGCTTTAGCACAAAGCGTTGGTAGGTTTCGTCTGATTCTAGTTCTGGATTAAATGTCACCCAGATTTCGCTTCCCTCTTTGCGGATGGTAGGAATCAAAGTATTCCATGACATTCGGCTAACAGTTTGGGCTTCCTCTACCCAGCAAATGTCTATGCCTTCATATGACTTGACATTAGCCACGTTGTTCTTTAGCCCAACAAAGGCAAACTCTGAGCCGTTCTTGCCCCTAATGCTGTTCTGGGTTATTTCATATATCGAATGCATATTCATCAATTCAATCTGGTCACACAGTAATTTGTGAACTGAGTCTTTGATTGATGTTTGATACTCACGGGCACATAAAACACGTACTTGGCTTTTTGCACCCTTTATCAGCAACGCTTTAGCCGCTGAATGTGACTTGCCTGCACCCCTTCCACCGTAGTAAATTTTGTACCGCGCCTTGTCAAAAAGGCTTGCCATCTTTACTGGGAACTGTGCATTAGTCTCCATTAGGCTTTACAAAGGTCACGTTGATGCCCGTCAATGGCTCACCATCTGCACCCGTAACTTCGTTCTTTACAGTCTCAGACCAGCGCATTTGGCTCTTTGTCCACCATATCAGGCTAGTCGTGTCACCCGCCACGGCTTTGCTAAACAACGTCTTAGCTATTTGCCCGTTAGCTTTTGCCTTGCCCGTGTCTAGTTCGGTGCGGTAATACTTTCGCAGGGTTTTATCGTCTATGCCCACAAGAATGGCTATTTGCTCATGCGGCAAGCCTAACCCGCTGGTGCTTTCAACCATTCTGCGGGATTCATCGGTAGGCTGGTGCGCCTCTTGTGGAATTACTGGCATCTTTTATATAGGGGAACTCGTTAATATTTAAGCAGTTTCGGTTACTTCTGTCAACAATACGGCTTTCTTTCCTGTAAAGTCTTCCCACCGCTTTACTATTACATCGCAATACTTGGGGTCTAGCTCCATCAATCTGGCATAGCGACCATGTTTTTCTGCTGCCAACATGGTTGTACCGCTTCCACCAAACGAATCCAACACAATATCACCGCCTTTGGTGTTATTAAGCATTTGGTATTCAAATAGCGCAACAGGCTTCATAGTTGGGTGTTCACCACTTCTACTAGGTTTGTCAAACTCTAGGATAGTGGTTTGCTTGCGGTCGGTAGC